GAGGGTCATAAAGGTCGACGGTCATGCGATCTATACGGATTGTGGTCGTGCTGCGTGTTGCCACATAGATAGCGGCTATATTGGCAGCATCGGCATCTGTCTGCACTACTAGATCGCTAAAAGAAACTGAGTGAGGAAAGTATGTTGCAACTGAATCAGCATCTATGTTGGTTTGAGTAGTGCCACCAACTCTAGTGACTGAGCAAGTATTCACAATCAATTTGTCATCAAAGGCAAACACTAGGTTTTTGTAAGGTATGCCGCCAGTCTGATTAAAGGCTATCGGTGTGCCACCGGCTGAAGATATAGTGTTTAATCTGTTCTTAAATATAGCGTTGCCTTCAGGTGAGATATAGAAAGCGCCTTGTTCTGAGTTCTCTACATTGATTAAAGCATTTAAAGCGGTTCTATCTGTTGCAGGGTCAGCCTGAGTTAATGAGTTACCGGTATCTATACTGCGCATAGAGTTAGGGAAATCAACAGTATCTAATATCTTGGCAATTCTAGTTCCTGTATCTTGCCCTGCTGCCTGTCCTGTAACTGCACTGATTGTAGCCATTGCAAACAATCTAAAAGCATCTGAGGCGTTTATGTCTACATAGGAAATGTTTTCTGCTTGATCGTATGTATAAACATAATCGGTGGTGTAACCGCTAAACAAATAATAATCTTGACCATTGTATTCAGCAGATATTCTAAGTTTTCTTAATGGTGTTAAATAGCCATAAAGATCAGAACTGGTATTTTGTGGGTTAAATCTTCCGTCTTGGTCATAAATACGAACGGTGCAAGTACCTGCCTCATAAGTGTCTCTAGGTATGTTGCGACCACGATTAATTTTGATTGATCTAGTTACATCTGTTAAATCTATAACTAAAGACGGTGCAGTCTGATCTGACAAAATACCAACACCTAAAACACCGTTAACAGGGTCACCAATAGTAAAAGGGTTACCAAAAGTAGCCCCTGAACTAAAGTTAAGGCTTATGTTAAGTACTGGTAATGACATGTTATCTGAAAGGGTTAATGGATGAGAAAGAACCTGAGGCGGATGAGTTAATCAAACCATTTCGCAACTCACTTAACAATCCTTCAGTAGCACCGTTTACATTGATTACAGTAGTTGCTCTTGTTTCCATACCGCCATAAAGACCGCCGCTTTCCCTGTATCTTTCTCTAGCAATCTCAGCAACACTCATGCCGGCATAAGCATCTCGACCAACTAAGGTTTGTGCTAGATCAGTGTAATAACTAGGCGTTCCTACAACTGGCTTTCCTGCTAGAGGGTTTTGCATTTGACTTAACAATTTCATCATCAACATAATCTGCTGCAATAAAATGTCAATATCTTTAGACCAGCCCTCAAACGGATAAAGCGCTTTAGGCAGTTTGGCAATAGCCTCAGCAAGGTTAGTAGTTTGTAATTGAGACTTAACTAATTCGGTTGCCAGTTTGGCGGCTTCGTTTGCATTTTGCTGAATTAAAGCCAACTGTAAAGATAATCTTAGTTTTTCTTGCTCTGTAACTTTACCTTGAAGGGCTGCATAAATCTGTATTTGTTCAATGTCAAATAGGCTTGAAATCTTTTCTAATTTCTTTCGATCTTCTTCAAGTTTTCTTTGTTGAGCAACTAAAGCCTTTTCCTTGGCAATTGCGGCTAATCTTGCTGCTGCCAACTTCTTTGCCTCTGCCTGTAACTTTAATTGCTCTTTGTAAGCCTTTACATCCATGGTTCTTGAAACAGGGTTGAAAGGTACGGCTAAGTTTAATTTAGACTCAAACCGAGGGTCATCTGGGGATAGAGTTGGATTTTGTAAACCTGTTTTAGTAATTAAAATAAACTTACTAAAACCTTTGATTAAACCAGATATTTTTGAAGCGAGGCTATCAATGCTGCTACCATATTTCTCAGGGTCTCCAAAAGCGGCATCTAAAGCACCAACTAACTCCTTGCCAATCATTTCCTTGGCATCTTCAGTTTTTGCTTTTAAAATTTCCATTTTGCCAGCAAAAGACTCAGCCGCTATCTTTGCTTGACCTTGAAACCTGTTACTCAGATACTTGGTAATTTTGTCTAAATCCATTGTCTTTATTTCGGCTTTAGTCAATCCAATTCCAAGTTTACCAAGTGCGGTATTTTCTCCAAGTACTGATTTTGCTAACGCATTTGTTACAGACTGTAAATCAGCGCCAGTTCCTGCTGAAGTGTCTAATGCTACTGAAAGTAAATCCTGAGCCTTTTTTGCATCTAATGTAGCGTTAACTAAAGTAGTAAATGCCGGACGAAGTTGGTCATCAAGAACTCCGGTTGTGTTTTGTAAATTCTGAATAAATCCAGCAGTGCTTAATACTGCATAATTCTGACCTAAATTTTGTAATGTCTTAGATAGTTGGTTTGCTGCCTTTGTGTCATCTGCAAAAGCCTTAATAGAACTTTTACCAAATTTTAAAGTTTGATAAGCACCTAAAGCAATACCTAAGGTCTTGGCTGATTTAGTTAATATATTAAGTGACTTGTTTGCTGCCTTTACGCCTTTGTCTTTGTAGGTGCTAACAATTGGGATTTCAATGCCTGATGCACTCATGCTGCAAGTCCTAATCTACGCTTTGTACTTGAATTAAATTTTAAAATGGCTGTATCAATAGCCTTAAAAGTTGCCTTAGTTACTTTGCCTTGATCTTTAGCAAAAGCGGCATAAAGTAATCTACCCTTGTTCTTGCGTCCTCTACCAATGCTTTCTAACCTAGCCTCATCATCAATAGAGTTTACAAAATGATAACCTGCAAAAGGATTATTGCTGTTGTAGTTTCTTGTTGCCCTTGCAATCTTTTTGCCTTTGTAAAAATAATAACCTTCAGTACCCTGAGTAATTTGATTTTGATAATAGGTACTTTGAACAGGCGCTCGCCCATCAGGGTTCTTTCTTCCTGCTGTTTCATAAATAGCACCGGCAGCAGACCTGTTTAATAATCTATAAACATTAACAAATCCAGAATTATTGCGGCGTGAACGCCCTAAAGAATAAGTTAAACCTTTACGAATAACATCTGGGTTGTATTTAGGAAATCCTCTTGCTTTGCCAGCAGTTCTAGAAACTACTTCCTTACCTTGATCTTGCCAGCCACTCAAACCCTGTATTTGATTTGGTACATTAGTTCTGGCTTCATTTACAACTTCACGCATTGCAGATCGTATTTCTTTGTTCATTTCTTTATAGAGGTCAGGTGCAAACTTCTTTAAGGCTTTTTGAACCTCAACGATACCTTTTACCTCTACTGGCATTTTCCACCTTCTTTGATCTATCTTTTAGATAAGCCAATGTTGCTAAAAACATTGATCTATCCATGTTAATAAATTCGCTATGCGGTATGCCTGTCTCAACTGCTAAAGATGCAATTAAATAAGTAAGATCATACCGCGTTACCCATTTGGGGAATCAGCGTCCATAAGTTCTACTTTTGCAAGTGTCTCTAGGTACTTTTCCCCAAATGGTGCAACTGTTACACCGGCACGGCGCTCGGCTTCCCATGAAAGCCAATAAACATCCGACTGCCGTTCTTCGTCTCTGAATCTTTTGTGAAATCCAGTTTTAAAATTTTGTTCAAACGCATACTCAAGTGCAGGGGTGATGTCATAATCTGCCACTTCCCCTGAAGCCTTGGACACTCTGAGTTTAATCATTTATTACTCCTTAGAAAGTACCTGTTGTAGCAACGGCAACTGCACCGTTGATAGTCCATGTTACATCCTGAGTACCCAAATCGCCTACTGCACCGTTAATGTCGGTTGTGTTATTTACTAATGCAGTAAATGTGTAAAGAGGGTTTGTTGCGCTAACAGCAGTTGCAGCCTCTTGCAATAAAACGCAGGTAACTGAAGTACCCCATGCGCTTTGCAAGGTCTGTAGAACTTCGCTTGTTGCGGTGTCATTTAGGAAAGAAATTGTCACTGAAGACGCTTCCAAGCCTTTTACGAATTTGTGACCTGTATCACCCATTGCGGTGACCTCAAGTTCATCAAATGAACGGTTTAATGTGACGGCGGTCACATGGTCAGAAAGGTC